AACGTATGAGGTATCTTTCAGACGGCGTTGTAATGGCAGGTAAAGTTGCTGTAACTGACTTTGTAGCACCAACAGAAAAAGCACGTAAAGCTTTTGACGCTGACTATGTAATTTGGATGGATACTGTTAATAAAAGTAAATCTGTAAATGGACCAGCAGCTGAAGGTAGCACATTTGAACAAACTGATAAAATGTTTGAGAAGCCTGCAAATTGTGATTATCATGTTGCAGATTGGTTTGAAGATACTCATGCTCAACTATTACCAATTATTAAAAATTATATGGAAAGGAATAAGTAATGGAATTATTACTATTACTTGCAGCTGGAGCTGCAGCTCATCAATATCTAAAAGAACCCGATATTGTAATCCCACCGTCAGAGCATAAAGTGATGGTACAAAATGAGCAGGTATGGATTCCTGATGATAACACTCTAGCTATGATTGATTGGACAAAGGCAGGTAATTTTACTCAGACCTCGCATCAACATAATGTAGTATGGGTGATGATCAGTGAGTAAATTTGACCCATTAAATCCTACTGTACAAATGCTTGGTAGGTGGCAGCCATGGCACGATGGCCATACAGAATTATTTAAACGTTGTCATGCTATGACTGGTCAAGTTGCTATTATGATTCGACAAGTACCAGAAAAACGAGAAGCAAATTCTCGAGTACCTGGTCAAGATGATAATCCGTTTGATATTGAAGCAATTACTGAAAATATTGCTGCATCTTTATTCATGCATGGGTTTACAATCGATGAAGATTATGTTATAATGGTAGTACCAAACATCGTTGACATTAGTTATGGTCGGGGTGTAGGATATACATTTACAGAGCACGATCTTGGTAAGGCTATCCATGATATATCGGCTACTAAGATTCGTGCGCAGATGAGAGAAGAAGGTAAACTTGAAAGCAAATCTTGAACAGACAATCCTTAGAAATTTATTGACAGATGAGAAGTACATGCGTAAAGTACTTCCATTTATCAAACCTGATTATTTCGAAGGTATCTATCGTATATTATTTAAAGAAGCTGGTAAGTATGTAGCTAAATATAATAGGCTACCGACAAGCGAATCATTTAAGATTGAGCTCGACTCAACAGATCGACTATCTGGTGAAAATTATACTGTTGCAGTTGACATCTTGCCACAGCTATTTTCAGCCGAAAAGATTGATGAAGAATGGCTTATTGATACTACTGAAAAGTGGTGTCAAGATAGAGCAATCTATAATGCTATTATGGAATCAATATCAATCATTGATGGCAAACATGAGACAATGACTAAAGGTGCACTACCAGATCTTTTGTCTACGGCTCTTGGTGTAGCATTTGATACAAACGTAGGACACGATTATGTTGACAACATGGAAGATCGCTTTGACTTCTATCATAAGAAAGAGTCTCGCATTGCCTTTGATCTCGATTATTTTAATCAGATTACAAAGGGTGGTGTACCTAATAAAACACTTAACATTGCTCTCGCAGGTACTGGTGTTGGCAAGTCTCTATTCATGTGTCATGTTGCTAGTAGTGCTTTGGTAGATGGTAAGAATGTATTGTATATTACTATGGAAATGGCTGAAGAACGTATCGCAGAACGTATCGATGCTAATCTACTAAATGTTCCTATTGACCAACTTTCTAATTTATCAAATGAAATGTTTAGAACTAAAGTTGAAGATATCGCCCGTAAAACGACTGGTCGCCTTATCGTAAAAGAATATCCAACTGGCTCAGCTCATGTTGGCCATTTTAGAGCGTTGTTAAATGAACTTAAATTAAAACGTCAATTTGAACCAGATATTATTTTTATTGATTACCTTAATATTTGTTCTTCGTCTCGAATGAAAGGAATGGGCGGTGCAATTAATTCATACTCGTACATTAAAGCAATTGCTGAAGAGCTACGCGGTCTTGCGGTTGAGTTCGACGTACCGGTCTTCTCTGCAACGCAAACGACTCGTTCTGGTTATAGTAACTCAGATGTTGGGCTTGAAGATACGTCCGAGTCTTTTGGATTACCCGCTACAGCAGATCTAATGTTTGCTCTTGTCTCTACCGAAGAGCTTGAGAAACAAGGCCAAATGATGGTCAAACAATTAAAGAATAGATATAATGACCCTACTGCAAATCGTAGGTTTGTAATTGGAGTAGATAGAGCTAAGATGCGTCTATTCGATGTTGATGAAAGTCAACAAGATCTGACTGATGATACTCCAGTTTTTGATAAAAGTGAAGCAAACGAAAAAATGTCTAAATTTAAGGACTTTAAACTTTGAACCGCACAAAATGGCTTATTAGCCAAATCAAAAAATATGACTATAAAGTTGGTGCAGAACTCGGTGTACAACTAGGAAAAAATCTCTTTCAAATAAAAGAAGCGTTTCCTGATGAATTGATTCTTTATGGTATTGATATTTGGTCTGATAAACAAGTTAGATTTGATGGTACCATGGATTTAACAAATATTAAACCTAATCAAGCGTGGGGCACAGTTAATAGTAAATTGCGCAAATTAAAAAATCCTGATCAAGTAAAATTGATTAGAGATTTTACAAGCAGTGCTAGTAGAAAGTTTGAAGATGAATCACTAGATTTTATTTTTATTGATGCATCACACCAATACGATGAGGTTTATTTAGATATAAAGTTATGGGAATCGAAAGTTCGTAAAGGTGGTTTGATTAGTGGTCATGATATACATATGAATGGAGTCGTAAAGGCAGTCAATCAACTTTTACCTGGCTGGCAAAAAGTCGGCGGGGATAACGTATGGTTTATAAGGAAAGAATAATGATATATAAAGGTCCAGAACTTAGCACTTATTGGGGTGACGATGAATATAAAAATCGTAAAGCGACTGTTATGAGAAACAGCCACGGTTATTACGTTGATATGTGGGAATCAGATCAATTAGTTGAGACAAGAACCTTATACGAACACAGCGAAATATATGCAGAAAATGCTGCAGAAAATTATGTATTAGGAATTATGAATCCATGACCGCAAGACTTATTAGCTATTCAAAACCACCGGAGGATCTCTATGTTGGTAACGACATCCAAGAACTTATTGCGTATACAGCCCGTGTCTCGAATCCCTCGAACCAAGATAACACCGAAACCTCAGAAAAATTACTACGATATCTCATTAGAGAAAACCACTGGTCGCCATTTGAAATGGTTAGCGCTTGCATAGAAGTCACAACTACTCGTGATATTGCAAGACAATTACTAAGGCATAGATCATTTTCTTTTCAAGAGTTTAGTCAGAGATATGCAGATCCAACACAAGACCTAAATTTTAAATTAAAAGATGCTAGGTTGCAAGATAATAAAAATCGTCAAAATAGTATTGAATTAGCAGATATGATGGATAGTGATCAGAGAGTTGATTTAGAATTTAATTGGTTACAAAAACAAGCGGAGGTAGTTAATGAAGCAAAAAAATCCTACGAATGGGCCGTCGAAAATGGTATTGCTAAAGAACAAGCTCGCGCGGTTCTTCCGGAAGGTATTATGGAATCGAGGCTCTACGTCAATGGGACCATTAGGTCCTGGATCCATTATGTCGGATTACGTACTGGGCACGGAACACAAAAAGAACACATCGAACTCGCACAAGAATGCGCGCAAGCGCTAGAACCTATCTTTCCTATGATTAGAGATTTTATTAATGATTGATTTTGTTAACGAAGATTGTACTTGCGATTTTCTATCTCAAATCAAAAAAGGAACTATTGTAGAAGAACCATGGCGCCATATATTAGTTGATGATATATTCTGTGAATCATGCTTTGACAAAATTGTAGATTCTATCGAATCAAAAAATGACACTGTTCATACTCTCTTGAGGGGTGAGGATGATGAAGGTGCTTTACAATATATGAATAATACACATGGCGCTGCTGAAGGTGAATTCATAACCAAATTTCGTAGTGATAAACTTATTCAACAATGGCTAGATTGCGCAGAATATGTCTATGGGTTTTATCCTAATGCCAGAAAATACGATAGCGTTTATTGCTATCCATCTATATCACGCTTAAATTCTGGTATTTCTTGGCCAATTCATGATGACGCTCGTGAAAAAAGTATAACTATGGTAATCTATATGCATCCAGAAAAAAATTTAGGAACTACTTTATATAGTACTGATACTGATTATCATCATACTACAGAATGGAAACCTAATAGAGCTAAGATATTTTGTCCAGAACATAAAGTTACATGGCATGGATATGCTGCTGATACTGAATCGCCAGTTATGCGAACTACAATGACATGGTTTATACAGGAAAATCTATTGCATAACAAAGAAGATTTATATGCAAAGTATGGATCTGGAGGTAAGGGTGATAATTACTGGAAGACTGTCTTTGATTATATTTCAACAAAAAAATGTGTAAAATATTTTAATTAAATGCGTTTTTACTATGTACAATCCTCTTTTTTTATGGTATAATGGATCTATAAAATGAAAAAAGCTGAGGAGCTACATAATGAAATTCACTGTTCATCAAATTCGTAAAGATCGTAAAGCTGAAAAAGAAGCTATGGATGCAAGATTTTTTGGTAAAGTTGCTAGTCTATTTTTTCTAACAGCATACGAAGAAGTATGTGTGATTGAAGCAGAAACTCTTGACGAAGTATTCGAGATTGGCAACATTGGTCCTGAAGAAAAGATCGAACGCCTTAATCGTATGCATTCTGTCTCAGTTGGTGATGTTATTAGCAACGAATATTCTGAGTGCTTTACAGTTCAAGACTTTGGTTTTGGTAAAGTAGGTCAAGCATAATGAAGACCTATTTTTTAGGAGCATGTGCAATTGCATTTCTCGGTGGTCTTATCACCGGGAAATCAGCATTTGGAGCAGAAGCAAATGCTGCAGCATTTCATTCATCATATACTGAACAGAAATGTTTAGCAGATAATATCTATTGGGAAGCTCGTAATCAGACAGCGAAAGGAATGATCGGTGTCGCTTTTGTCACTCGTAATCGTGTCAACGATACTCGTTTTCCTCACTCATATTGTGAGGTTATTAAACAAGGACCTGAAAGACCATCTTGGAAAGATAAAAACAATATGGTCCCATTGCGTCATCGCTGTCAATTTAGTTGGTATTGTGACGGCAAGTCTGACAATATTCCTACTGCTGATCTTGACATCTATGAGTTTGCTCGTACCGTCGCTTTTAAGATCTATAATGGACATCTTACAGACTTCACCAATGGCGCTACTCATTATCATGCCGACTACGTAAAGCCAGAATGGGCAGCAACAAAAACTAAAACAACTAAAATTGACCAACATATATTTTATAGATGGGAAAAATAATGAGTAATAATATTGATTTTAAATTTAATGAAGATGAATATATTGATGAAATTGCTGAGTACATTATGTCAACATATAATGCTCATTATTCTAAAAAGAAATTTCAAGCATCAGAATTTATCTACGATGCTGGTCATGGAACTGGATTCAATATGGGTAACGTTATGAAATATGCTCAACGTTATGGGAATAAAGGTTCAACCGAAGATGCTCGAAAAGATTTGATGAAAGTTATTCACTATGCTATTCTACAATTGTATGTGCATGACACGTCACAGTAGTAGGCTTCCACTTACGCATTAAAAGCCATTCTATTTGTGCTTTATGATATTCACACGTTGCTAGATCTGAGTATGATAAATTATCATATGAATAAATACTAGCGCCTATTTGTATAACAATCGCGAATAGCAATGGATATATCTTTCTTTATTTAATTTTGTTTTTCTTTCAAGATCTGTTTCTTCATAAGGAACATAGAAGTTTTCTACTTTATCATAGGCATATGCACCATAAAATACTAGTCCTATTAAGTACGTCAAGATTATTAAGAAAAGATATATCACGCGGCATACATTGCAGCAATAAGGGCTCCGCCACCCATAATTACGCATCCAGCAATAATCATAAACATCTTTACTTGTTCCCAAAACTCTGCATCTTCTTTCCGCTTTTTAATTGCGGCTTGCTTTGCAGCTTCTTTTGCTTCTGTAATTCTTTTAATTCTTTCATCAAGAATACTTTGCCATGTTCCAGGTCCAAACCGAAGATCAACAAGAGTTCTCATCTCTTGCATTTTTTCTTCTACTAACTTCGCATCAATCATTTCTTGTGCTACATTATTTATTCCAAATTGATCTGCTAAACCTGGCTTTGATCTTTTATTCCTATCTTTTTGTACATCTTCGTTTCCACGAAACAGCCCATCGATAGCACCAGCTATTTCGCCTACATCTTTTGCGGTATCAATATTTGATTTTATGAAATCGACACTCGCCTTTACGAGTGAGATTCCTGCTAGAATCTCTGCTACTGGCATCTTGATCTACCTCTGTTCTGGTTAGATAGATGTAATTCAAATTTATTATGAAACTCACTCTCAGTAATATTTATATAATCTAGTATGTACAACGTATTAAAAATGTGGTATAATACTATATAAATAAAAAATGATTCAGTGAAGCTGGATGGATGTAGGCTGGACGTGGGGGCAGTACCCACCGCCTCCACCATAAGGAGTCTTATAATGGATGAAGTGTTATTGTGGCAGTTTAGACAAAAATGTGTAGAATATATTTGTATCAATAACTATTCAATATATCACGCGAGACTCTTTATGATGGGGGCGAAACAGGATCGACAGATACGAGAAGGCAGTGGAGAATCAAAAAAGTAAATGCAAACGATAACTTTGCTCCTGAGATGCGCCTAGCGGCATAATCTCTGGGCCCGCAGGAGCCTCGAAACAGAATCCTGCAACTTATTTTTAAGGAGAAATTATGCCACCACGTAATCATAGTAATTGGACTAAGACGCCAAAGGTAGAATACATTAGCAGTGAATGCTATAATGATCATAGCATTTATCTACGTGAACAAGAAGAAATCTTTTCAAAGGTGTGGGTTCCTATGTGCCACATCAGTGAGATGTATAATAAAGATGACTATCGTACTACACAAATTGCAGGTCAAAATGTAATTGCATGGAATACTGGTGACGGTATTAAGGCAGCATATAATTTACAAATGCAATCACCTGCTGGCAATCAAGTCTCTATTGATAGAGGTTGTGGTAAAAAGCTACACTGTGAAGTCAAACATGGTGGTATGGTATGGGTAACACTTGATCCCAATCCTACACAATCAGTTGATGAATGGACAGCGGGTGCATTTGATTGTATTGCTGATGCTATTGACACCGAAGAGATGGAAGTTTTTCATTACCATAAAGCAGTTATAGATACTAATTATAAATTATGGCATGATACAAACAGCGAATTCTATCATGACTTTATGCATTATTTTAATCGTGTGTCAGGATTCAACGATGAATACTTTGCCAGAAAAAATATACCATTCGATAATGGCCACGTTAATGTTAGTTCATTTACAGTCAACTACGAAGAGTATGATGGGTTTGAGGATAGAGGCGAGCTTAGTTTCCCTAACCTCCCACCAAATCAATGGTATATGGTTGATTTATTCCCTGGATTTAATTTTAATTTACGCGGTAGCGCTTATAGAAGCGACAGCGTCACACCTCTTGGGCCAAACAAAGTACTTATTGAGTTTAGAGGGTATGGTCTCAGAAAAGATACGCCAGAAGAAAGGCAAACTAGAATAAAACACCATAACTCTATATGGGGACCATTCGGTCGTAACCTACATGAAGATTTAATTGGTGTTGCAGGTCAAGGTACTACTATGAGAGAAGGTACAGAATCGAGAAACATTCTACACGGTCGCCATGAAAATTCTACAATTCATGATGAAGTTGGAATGAGACATTATTACGAAGCATGGGGAAATATGTTGGGCGTAACTCCAATGAATCCTTTACAATTTGAAAAGGCAAAGGCTGCATAATGGCTGAAGAAAAAAAGACTGGTGTTGTGGTTAAAAACGATCATAACGAATTCGAGTTGTTGTTAAGATTTTTAGGCAATGAATTAATTGCAATTAGATTGGCAGCAACAAACTTTAATGGTAAGTTGATTATGTGGAGTATTGTCCTTATGATCTTTACGTTTATGATAATGGAGGTTTTCGGTCTGAGCGCAATGCTCGGTTTCGGCGATATGGGATAATGACAAAATTCGGTAAACAATTATTAGCCGCATGGATTTTTTCTATTGGCGTTATAGTATTAACTAACCTAGCTTTTGCTGCTCCGTATTGGGCACAAAAGCCTATTCAATGCGCTTCTCCGGGAGAAGTATTTAATAGATTGGATAGAGATGGTCTCGTACCATTATTTTCTTCTACAGGAAATGCTAAAGTAGAAGATAACATTTATACTAAAATGTATGCTATGTTGTATAATCAAGACACCGGTGCGTGGGCCTTTATAGAATTTTTTGATGAAGAAACAACATGCGTCATAGTAGTCGGCGAAGGTGTAGACTTTGATGTACAAGGCGAAGAAACAAAAGCACCGTACTAAAATGTATTAGGAATTTTAATATGAGTTATAATAGTTTATTATCTTTTGGTGACTTGATACCTTTAAAATTAAAGTGTAATGTTAAGAAGTTATTTGACGAAACGGAAGAGTTCGTCTATCTAAAATACAATCCAAGAAAAGATATAGAAAGATACGGTTTAAGTATTACCAGTTTAGACGGTTCTTTAAATGGTATAGATTTAGATTCTATAAAAGAATATAATAAAGAAAATAATACTGAATATGATGAGTTATCTTTTAATAAATTTACAGATGTTTATAATATTAGTTCAGAAATACAAAAAATAGTAGAACCATTTAAAAATCATATAGGTCGTTCACACATTTTACATTTGGCAAAGGGTGGTTATTTTCCACCTCATAGAGATTTGCCTGTGTATGTAGAACAACAGAATAGTTTAAGAGTATTAATACCTTTGAAAGGTTGTAATCCACCAGATATGTATTTTATGTACGAAGATAAACCATTACATTTTGAACATGGTAGGGCATATTTTTTAAACACAAATAAAGCACATAATCTATTTGCATTTAAAGATAGTTATATGATAGTATTAAATATAAAAACAAGTGAGCAAGTGTATCAGATTTTAGGAAACAATTTCCAGGCGAGTTAATTTGACGTTTTTATATATTTACATTTTGTATTACACTATGGTAACTATTGGAATTACTTGGGGTTATCACCGATGTTTTGCACATAATGAAATAAAAGTAAATTTAGTAATCGAATGTATAATGCTTTATTTTGGATTATTGTGTGGAGGACAGTCTGCATTAAGTTGGTGTGGTGTTCATAGAATGCATCATGCCTATTCAGATACACCACAAGATCCTCATAGTCCATTATATAAAAAATGGTATGAAATAGTTTTTTCGAGTTGGAAAGTAAAAAATATTCCAAGGAAATTTGTAAAGGATCTATATGAAAATCCTAGGGTAATGTTTTTCCATAAGTATGGTTGGCCAATAATAATATCAACATGGGCATTGGCAATATATTTTTATGTCATCCATTATTTAATATCAGTATATCTATTATCATATATATTTTATGGTATGCTAAATTTATTTGGTCACTCAGAAAATGGTCCAGTAAATAAATGGTGGATTAATCTATTTGCACCATTTGAAGGACAACACAGAGATCATCATGAAACAAAACATATTAAATCGTAGTAAAGCAGTTAGAACCTCTATTCTACCAGAAGTTTATAATACAATAAAAGATATACCTGTAGATTTTGACGGTATAACCAATTACAAAACAAATATCATTGAGTGGTTAAAACCAATGGTAGACCTAACAGGCTATCATGTTTATCCACGCAATGGTATTACTGAAGGATTAGATTGGTGGTATAATAGAGAGTTGCGCGGCGTAAATATAAGAGAAGGTGACTATCAATGGATTGATAGTAAAAAGGGTGAAGGTAAAATTGCTTACATTAGTCTACCTAGTTCTATAGATGGAAATATAGATATAGGACCAAAACTTTGTCCTATTGCGCTAGATCTTGCATATGTTGGTAGTACACAAATTAAACCAATTGAGTTAGATACAATCGATTATGCTTTCTATAGTTTAAGTAAATCATTCGGCGTAAGAAATATAAGGACCGGATGGATATTTACAAAGGAACCGGATCCTAAACTAGAGGCATTGACTTTTAGTGCAAAGTATTATAATTATTATGCACATCAAGTTGCTGAAAATATTATAAGTAACTACGATATAGATTATGTACATAATCGTTTATATGATGAACAACTACGTGTATGTAAAGAATTAAACGTAACACCAAGTGACAGTGTTTGGTTAGCAACAAGTACACATAACGATTGGAGCAAGTTTAGAAGAAAAGATAACCTTGCTCGTATATGTTTAGCAGGAGTTTTTAAATTATGAAAAAACACAATTTGCCAACGATATCTAATTTCAATTTAAATATTGATCTTACTAAATTACAAATGGAAACTGACAAGCTAACAGAAAAATTCGTAGATGTTAAATCAGCCAATCCAATGTTATGTGATAATCATATGGAACTCGTAAGTCAAGTTTATGATAATTTTGAACAAATTAATTTAACGACACCTAGTAAAATTTTACCTCATACTACAAGCATTAAAGAAAGATTAAAACGTAGAGAAGAACATTTATACAATGTTCCTACTAAAGATTATACTGGAAGTTATTTTGAAAAAATTATTACACAACTTAATGCTTCTGCAAGTAGAATCCGGATTACAAAACTTGCTTGTAATAAAGTGATACCTTTTCACGTAGATTATGATATAAATTATGCTGTAAGGTGTATATGTCCTATCTATGGTGATGATCAAGTTGTAAATCTATTTAAGCGAGATAATAAACTTGAAGCATATAATCTAGAAAATGGCAAAGCTTACTTTTTAAATATTGGTTATCCTCATGCAGTTGTAAATATGAGTAATAAACCAAGGATCGCATTAATGTTTAGTTTAGATGGTACCGATGATCTGGAAACTATGTGGAATACGTAATTACAAAAAAGAAATTGATATTCTTTTTCAGCAAAATAAATATCATAAGCATGCAAGCAATTATTTAAAATATCCACTATTTGAATGGACAGCCTTTGCACGTATGGGATTTGATCCTCATCTTGTTTATTACTCTGCAGGTATTGAAAGACCTGAATATAATGGCTCTATTCGAATTATGTCTAGACATACTAGAGATATAAAATATAATTTTGGTGGATGGAAAGCAGATTTAACTAGAGGATTGGAAACGCTAGACTTATCAACAGAAATGGCTATTGATTTAGGGTATGATGATATTTGGGTTTCACGTGAAGAAAGTCCTAACTTATTAGAATATTTTAAAAGTAATAGTAAATATAAATGGAAAGTTAATTACGAAAGATTACCAGTTGGAGGAACACAGTATGTCCTTCGTAAAGCGTAAAGTTTTCTTAGGAACAATATCTTCAGTATACGAAGATTGGGCACCTTATGCTGTAGGGTGTTTAATTTCGCATTGCTTAAAAAACGAATTTATTGAAAAGCATTATGAATTTTTAGAACCAGAATATAGACATAAGTGGGATACTGAAGAATTTAATTTAAAGCTAAAACAAACTGATATTCTAGGGTTAACGTGTTATGTTTGGAATCAGGTAGCAAATGATAAAATAGCAAAGCGGTTTAAAGAATATAATCGAAATGGTATAGTTATCTTTGGTGGTCCTAATGTACCAGAAGATAATTTAGAAGATTATAAAAGAAGCTTTGTTGATCACTATATCACCGGTCCAGGTGAACTACAATTTGAAAAAATATTAGATCCATCTGCAAATACTGAATACGTAATTCCAACTCCGTATACTGATGGAATACTCGATACTATTATAAAAAATAATGTTAGTGTTGCTTATGAAACTAATAGAGGATGCCCATATAGGTGTGCATTTTGTGATTGGGGCGGTGTATCACGTAGTAAAATTAAAAAGGTAAATGATAATGATGTGTATGAAAATATAGATTATATTCTAAAACATAAAGTTAAACGTCTTGAAATCCTTGATGCTAATTATGGCATATTTGAAAGAGACTTAAACTTTATTAAACATATTGTTGACAATAAACAAAGAGATGATATGTTATTGACATTTGCTGGATTTGCAAAAAATGGAAGTAAATGGACTGCACCAATTATGAACTTGGTGATGGATAATTTTAATGATAAAAAAAGAAATATAAAAATAAGTTTACAAACATTTACACCAGAAGTTTTAGCCGCAATTGATAGAGATAATATTAAAACAGAAAAACTTTTAAGCATTTTAGATGATTTAGAAAATGTAGATATTAATACGGAATTAATTATTGGATTACCCGGTGAAACCGCAAGTACTTGGGCTGATACTTTATTTAAACATAAAGAGTTAAATATAGATTTTGCGCGGGGATATCCATTATATATTCTACCAAATACACCTATGGCTAAGAAAGAATATCAAGATAAGTATGATATAAAAACTAAGAAAATGATTTTACC